GGAACCCACGCCGTGTATGACGTGGGGCCTGACTTCATGATGAAGCCTTTGGGGGGTGAGTACTTTCCATCGTCAGGTATTTCTGTTACTTCGCGCAACACGAAGTCAGCTAACCCCATAGCCTTTGTCCATTCATACTGCATCGTCCATCCTTACTAGGGCTATGCCCATTGCTTTGGCTTCTTTGAGTGTTCGGTAGTGCCGCGCCTCGTGAATAGCATCCGTAAGCACGAGCTCCCATACCTTATCTACCTTGCGTATCTGTGCTTTAGGTATGTTGTACCAAGCGGTCTGGTCTTCGTTGCTCGCCCACAGCTCCCAATACATGGTGATAACTGCGGGCGTTTTGAAGCTGCTATGTGGTGTCTCAACCCACTCAAGAGAGGACATTGGCGTTCTTGACCGCCCACTGCACGAAGGCTTTGGTGTTGACGATCTCAGGCTTGAGCTTCTTGGAGTCAAGCACACACATCACTTGGAACTCAGCGGGTATGCGGTTGATGTACTCACACACTCGGTCGAAGTTGTCCTTGGATACACGATGAGCAAGCGCACCAGTCAGAGCAAACAACACGGGCATGTCGTCAGGCACATTGGCTTTGGCAGGGTTCATCAAGATGCCGTCGATGTCAGGCAGGTTCTCGAAGATACGCTTGAAGCCGGTGTACTCAGCAGCAGCACCCTCGCCTACTAAGCCAGCGATGTTGGCGAAGTACAGATCACTAGGCAAGCCGCCGTCAACCTGATTAGCCATTGCCCACGAACGAGGCGTTGGATTGATTGCGCGGTTAGGGTCGAAGTCAGACAGCATGTTGGGTCTGAAGCGCAGGAACTGCACCATCTCCACAGCGATGTCATTGTCAAGAGCCCAGTCACACCAGTCGTCTAGGTTCTCGTCGAAGGTCAACGTCTGCATACGATTGCCTAGCTTAGTAGTCATGCGTGTTGCACCAGACTTGTCCTCGGTGCGGTTACCTGTTGCAATGATGTGCAGTTTTGGGTGGAGCTTCAACTCGCCAGCGAAGCGGTCAAGGACTACACGACACAGTGGGTTTTGCATGGGCACAGCGGCGTCTGACATCTCCTCGATGATCAATGCACATGGTCGATCAGTGCCGTCGTCACGGATACGCCAGAACTCTGAGGGAGGAAGCCAGCTTGAATGGTCACCGTCAGTCTTGGGTAAGCCCATGATGTCCACAGGATCGCGCAGTGAGGGGTTGAATTCCGTGATGCGTTCTGGGTCGATGTTGAGCTCGCTGACGATGTCACGGGCAAGGGATGACTTGCCACCGCCGGGCTTGCCCACGATGAATGGAACAAGTGTGTTGCCCTTGCTGAAGTTGGCGAGTACTGAGCGTTTAAGGTCGTTGTATTTCATGATTGTCTTTCTGAGTTAAGGGAGGTGAGGGGTTGGTTGATTCGCACTGTGCCCCTCGTCACAGTTGTAGGTTCAGGTGCTTCGCTGGTTTCTTCCTTGGGGGGGAGCTAGGCACCCACAGACGACAGTCACATCAACCACGCTAGTCCGTCCGTGATTCATGAACCCCCCACTAATTTGCTTGCGGCGTGATAGGTGACGCGAAGTCACGCTCATGCAGAGTTGGTTTCTCTAATGCCGCACTGAGTCGTGCAACAAGTACATGCAGTTCTTCTATGTCATCGCCACACATGAATGGGTCACTGTAAGTCTCGGGGCGGTCTTCTTCGTCGTAGTACACCTCTTTGAATGTGAAGAAGTCGTCTCCGCCATTCTCAGATGGGCAGTTAACTACTCGGTGATTCCAGTGATTCAATTTGGTCTCCAAAAGAATATGTCCATGAACAGGACGGATAGTGCAAGCCATACAGCTATGCACCAGATGATTTTGAATTCGGTTAGTTCTTCAGTTGGTTTCATAGATTGCCTTTTCTTCTGCAAGTTGATCGCACGCTTCACATAGCTCGTCATTGTTCAATCGGTCAGTCAGGTACACCATTGCCTTAGCGAAGTCTCGCTGCCCATGCGGTGACATCTTTATGTATCCATTGAGTGACGCTTTAGCCAGTCGCAGAATAATCCAGTCTTGTTTGGTCATGTGTTCTCCATGTAGTTACCCCAACGATGTCCACCGCAAATGCAACTTGGGTATGGTCGTGCGCAAACTGGGCAAAATCCTGTGATGGTCATGTGTTTCATACGATTACCTCATGTGCAAGTGTTTTGATGGTTGGGGGCGCGTAGTCCAGCATGGCTTGCACTTGTACTAGGTACGCGTTGGGGCGCAATGCACTGTTGTTCTTGTAGTATGTGTTCAGGTAAAGAATCGCCTCGTCTGCGCTCTTACTTAGATACTGCACAACTTTGCCGTCACAGATGACCAAGTAGTCACCATTTTTTGGTTTGCTCATAGTGTCCTCTGTTCTACCTCGATGGTGTAGCCAAGTTGTTCAATCAAGCACAGTGTGTTGTGTGTCAGCGATGTCGTGCCCGCCATGCGTGAGAACAGTTTGGCCTTGTCGCATACTGGATATGCAGTCTGTATGCCGTATACGTCCTTGAGTCGGATTGTGATTTTCATAGAACCTCCTAATTGTTTGGCGGGCATCGAGCCGTGATGCAAACCATTGGCTGAGTTTTGTGTTGCAGTCTTGACACAACAGGTTAGGGTTATCCCCAATCATTGGTCTAACCTCCGTTTCCACAACTCCGCGATGCACCAGTCTTTGGCTTCTTGGAGTGTGTCGTGTGTGTAGTAATAGTCAGCCCCTTCCTTGCCTCGTGGTGGAACTTTGAATTTGGGCACGATTGACTTGAATCCATCAGGCTCAGTTGTGATGAACGCTACATACTCGTCATTGCTGACTAATATATGTATGGTTGTGCCGTTCTTGACGTTGGCGTGTGGCTGTTGCTCTATCCAGTTCACATCTTGCCTCCACCCTTGTGGGATGAGTTGAGTCCATGGAGCAGAGATAAGTCTGTCACCAATATGTAGTTTGATTTGGGCATGGGCACGACTGTGTGCTTGCGTTGCTTAGCTAGGGTTTCCCCGCATGCCGCGCAGGTTGGTCGTAGTGCTTTAGCTCGTTGTGGTTCCACGCGCACTGCGTAACAGTGGGTGCAGATGGGGAGGTGGTAGTCTTCCATGTGATGTCTCCGTTGTTGTCGGGTGTGCCTGAGCCCTGCCCCGCGCACCTATCATGAACCCCGCAGTCATGCGGGGGATAAGTTAGCGCATCTTCCACATCTGATCGTAATAGTTGCTCAGCTCGCGCTCGGGGTCATCGGCGTCCAAGGGTGAATCGTGTGTAGGTATTAGGTACACATCCTCTATGTCGATGAATGAATCCCCAAGGTCGGGGTTGTTCTTGGTCTGGTACAGATGGATGAGTTGCATGGTCTTACTTCCTTGTATATGCGGTGTGAACAGAGACACAATGCCATGCGATATACACACATAGGCACACGAATGCGGTCAGGATGATGAGTCCATAGATAGCTTGGGGGTTCATGATGTTGTCCTTTCGATGATGAAGTTGCCGTTGTTGATGTGGGTCAGGATGTGCTCACGATTGAGCGATCTGTCAGTGGTGCATACTTTAGTAGCATGGGCTACGATCTGAGCATCCGTCATGTGGGCACACACATCGAAGCGGGATTGATACCAAACTAAACCATTGGGTCGAGTGCGTGGGTTGACCTTGATCGTGGTGATTTGCATGATGTAACCTTTCTTCTACGTGAATTTTCTGGAATTTGTGGTCGTGAAAAAACCAACAAATTTGAAACCCATATAAATCAATGACTTACGTTGAATTTTGCAATTTGTTGGGATTTCCAGAGGGTCAGACGGGTTACGCGAGTCGTAGATAGCCATGTGAGTTACGCGGCGCGAAACACACGTAACAGACAACACACTCTCTATATCTTTCTGACTCAAAATACATAACAAATCGTAAAATCGTAAAATTACCCTTGGCTAACCCGCATGGTTAAGCCATTCTTTGAATTTGCTGGGTAATTTGCTGAAACGATCATTGGACAATTCCAGCAAATTCATACTGTGCGTAAGCACAGTAATACATTACGCCTCAACAATGAATGCGTTATCTGTCGCACGTTCTAGGGATTTGATTTGACGCAGTGCATTGATGAAGCCACGAGCCTCGACTTGTTTTTTGCTCCAACCCTTGGGCGGCACTTCGATAGCCTCGAGCTTGTCAAGATACAAAGCCATTGTGGTTTTAGATTGCCATGTGGGTAAGCCGATGAACTTCTCAAATGCTTTGGCCATTGACGGAAATGCAGTACCAAGGATGTCAGCGGCGGCGCGATACTTGCCGTTCTCAGCTTTGTGCGCGGCACTCAGCATGGCCGTGTCTTTGAGTGCGCGAAGTGCGACACCGCCTTTGAACAATGCGCCCTCGGTTGAGATATGAAACTCGTCACCCTTTTTGTTTTGGTATGACACCACAGAGTGATCGGCGGACAAGTGAGCCAGTGCGTTATATTCGAAAGTCATGAAAGTTCTCCAGTTAGTTAGCTTCAGTGTATGTACTCGGAATTAAATACATACAACAAAGCCGCTTGCTCATAACAAGCGGACTATTACTTGTGCGTAATGTCTTTCCATTACGGCCTTACCACTCGCAGGGATTCTTACCCGCTGAATGTCGCAGTCACAGTCTTGGCCCAGTGCTCCAAGGTGTGGTTTAGTCTGAGAAATACACCAAAAGGTTTAACGCTCAGTATGCTGTCAGAGTGCCCAAAGTCACCCACACGCTACACGACCCAGATTGCTAGTCACGGAAGTGCATCATGCATATGCAAATTTTTAATGAATTCACGCCTGAGAAAAATATGCTTTCCATGCGCTACCTACTCTGAGCCCATTAAGGGCTGAATCGTACGGCGCGGTACTCACACAAAGAACTGTGAACGGCGGGTGAAACTACGATCAGTCTCACTATCAGGTGGCAGGGTAGGTTTACACCATTTCGACCCCTTCCACTATTAGGTGGCAGGGTAGGTTCGGAGGGTGGGGTGGGGGGAGGGACACGGACCCGCAGAGGGGGAGTGGCATCTTACGTATCGCTCATCCATCAAGTCCTATTTTTCACTACATACACACAATCGCCACACGTTGTAAAGTTATTCCGCCACATTGAATACTTAACTCGCCATATACTCCAAACCGTACAGTTGTCAAACCGGCGTAATGGGGACGGAGAACTTGGTTATTTTCCGGTTTTCATGCCAAGGCCAACGAAATGGCAGGCGAGCTTCTTACCCATTGCTGTACAGTTAAACCTCGTGTAACATACACACATCAACCAAAAGGAGCTCGCAATGGCAACGAATCTGAAAGCACTGTTCAAAGGTAAAGAGACAACCAAAGAAGAAAAGGGCGAAGCCAAAGCGCTGAAGTCCGGCAAAATTTCCGTTGGTCAGTACATGAAAGGCGAAAAATCCGAAGGCGAGAAGCCCTCGAAGAAGACCGCCATGGCCATCAAGTCCGGCAAGATGAGCCCAGCTGCTTACGCTAAGCAGGACAAAAAAGAGAAGAAATGAAGCGCTACAACTTCTTCCTACCCGAACAGGTTGTGGATGCACTGCGCAAAGAAGCGGAGCGCACTGGGTTAACCATGTCTGAGCTGATTCGCCGTATCCTGATCGACGGGTTGAAGAAGTATGAATGACCTAGACCATTTTGCAGACCACACAGAGTTTGCACTGTCGCCACAAGCGACTGAGGCCCATGTCACGTTGGATGTGCCACCCCAGCTAGTCTGGGAGTGTGCCGCAGGGTTGGAAGACCCTGACTCCATCGCAGCACGGTTTAACTTCGAGGGTGCCAAATGGGAGCGGCTCAAGCAGTGGCCGCCGTTCATACACGCAGTGCAGACCCAACGCGCTGAGTTTGAGCGTAATGGCATGACGTTCCGGCTCAAGGCCGGTCTGATGGCTGAGGAAATGATGAGCCAGATGTTTAAGCAGGCCATTGCTAACGACACATCAATCATGCAGAAGCTAAGCGTGTTCAACAGTCTGGTGGACGTAGCGGGCTTGAAGCCCGACAAGAAGGCTGAGGCAGCCAGTGCGCCATCAGCTCCGAAGTTCAGTATTACGATCAACATCCCGCAGGCACAAGGCCCGGCTCCAATCACAATCGACGCATGAACTACAACGGCAATCTTACTCAGGGATTGGTTGACGAGCTACTGGCAGTCATCCATAAATACGACGAGACGCTATTGCTCCCCACTGCACTTGGCTGTCTTGAGCTAGTTAAACAGCAGCTTATCCAAGACCACATGGACGACATAGATGGCTAACCTAGTCTATACACCGCCCCTGTCGGTGGTCCCATTCCTTACATCGACCAAGTTTGCGAACTTCATCGTGGGGCCAGTGGGTTCAACCAAGACGACCGCGTCGCTGATTAAGATCGGCTACGAGGCTGCACGCATCAAGGCCAGTCCGGACGGCATACGTCGTTCGCGCTGCGCTGTCATTCGTAACACCCGTCAGATGTTGTGGGACACGACTATCCCAGACTTCTTGAAGTGGTACCCAGACGGAGAAGCCGGTGTCCTTGAAAAAACTAACTCGAAGTTCCTGCTCAAGTTCGATGACGTTGAGTGCGAAGTATTGTTTCGCGGTCTGGACGACGCTAATGATGCACGACGTTTGCTTTCCCTCCAGCTCACTTTCGGTGTCATGGATGAATTTCGTGAAATTAACCCTGATATTTACAACGCTCTTACTGGCCGCTTGGGCCGTTACCCAGATAAAACGATGAACGGTGTGGGTGCTTGCGATGACTCGGGCAAGCAGATTCACAAAGTGTGGGGTGCCACCAACCCGCCGGACGCTGATACGTTCTGGGAGAAGTTGCTCAATGAGCCACCAGACAACATGCACGTCACCATTCAGCCTAGCGGACTGGCCACGGAAGCAGACTGGGTGCAGTACTTGCCAGACGGCTACTACGAAAACTTGTGCGAGGGCAAAAGTGAAGACTGGATCGACGTCTACGTGCACGGGAAGTTCGGACGCTCGTTGTCTGGACAGCCTGTATTCCGAGCTTTTGATCGAGATACACACGTTGCAAGCCAGACTCTCAATCACATCAAGCTCCAGACCCACCCCCTCATCATCGGGATGGACTTCGGTCTCACACCTGCATGCACCATTAACCAAGTTGATGCCCAAGGACGATTGCTCACATTTGCAGACCTGACATCTGACGGTATGGGGACGTTGCGATTCTGTCGCGAGAAGCTCAAACCGTTGCTGGCTAACCGTTTCCCGGGAATGAACGTGCTGATTATTGGTGACCCAGCTGGGCAGCAGCGGGCGCAGACTGATGAGCGTTCGGTGTTCGACATCTTGAAACAGGAAGGCTTTCGAGTCATTCCGGCCAAGACAAACAGCGTGGTTGCACGGGTGAACGCGGTGGACAAAATGCTCACGCGCACGGTCGACGGCAAACCCGGTCATTTGATTGATCCGTGCTGTACAAAATTAATTGCTGCACTACGAGGCGGATATAGGTATAAAATCCGTCAAAATGGTGAGGCGGACGATAAGCCCGAGAAAAACTCACATTCCCACATTGCAGATGCCCATCAGTACGCGTGTCTGCACGCTGATGGAAACGTCACAGGCGATGCTTGGGGCCGCAAGGCGGTCGAGGTTCACAAATCCAACTACGTGTGGACGTGATGCTTAGACTGTGCCATAGTACATCCCATTCGCACAAAGTGACGCACATATGCAACTTGGCTTGAACATTACCAATTCAAATGCCCCGGGTACTGTTACCACGGGCGGTATGGTCACGATCAAATCTCTGAAAGCTCTGCAAGACGAGCAGCGAGCGAAAGCTCAAGAGCAGAACTCGCAGCCTGTAGTGCAAGCCCTAGCTGGCTTCATTCGCAAGACGTGGATGAGTTCTATGCTAGCCAAGCAGCAGACTTCAGAGATCAAAATGCTCAAGTCCGTCCGCGCACGTCGCGGAGAGTATGACCCCGATAAGCTCGCTCAGCTTCGGGAGCAAGGCAGTTCCACCATCTACATGATGTTGACATCGAACAAATGCCGTGCTGCATCGAGCTGGTTGCGCGACACGCTGGTTACGGCTGCTGATGAGAAGCCTTGGACCATCAAACCCGGGGCGATTCCTGACCTTCCCCCAAATCAAGTTGAAGCCATCATGCAGCAGGCTCAACAAGAAGTGATGCAGTTATATGCAGCAGGCCAACCCCCAACAGATCAACAAGTGCGCGAGCGTTTGCTTGAGATGAAGGACATGGCGATGTCTCACCTAAAAGACATGGCTGGTCGCACTGCTGATCGCATGGAAGTCAAGATGACTGACCAGCTCCAAGAAGGCAATTGGCAAAAAGCATTTAGCGATTTCCTTGACGACATTACAACCTTCCCATCCGCGTTTATCAAAGGCCCAGTGGTCCGTAAGCGCCCTAAGATGAATTGGGTGCCTAGCCAAAACGGCCAGTACACGCTTGATGTTCAAGACGAGTTGTGCTTAGAGTGGGAACGCGTTGACCCATTCAACATTTATCCAGCAGCTGACGCATCCACCGTTGACGACGGTGCGCTGATTGAACGACACAAACTTGCACGAGCTGACCTACAAGCCTTGATTGGCGTTGAAGGCTACAGCGATGGCGCGATCCGTATGGTGCTCGAGGAGTACGGCAAGGGCGGCCTGCGTGACTGGATTTACGTTGACATGAACAAGGCTGCGGCTGAAGGCAAGTCAACCATGGGCGTGCAGCAAAACCCATCGCAGTTGATCGACGCTCTCCAGTATTGGGGCAACGTGCAAGGTCAGCTCCTGCGCGACTGGGGCATGACCGAAGAAGAAGTTCCTGATCCACTGATGGACTATCCCATCGAGGCTTGGGTCATTGGTACATGGGTCATCAAGGCCGTTATCAATCCTGATCCATTGGGTCGCAAACCATACTACAAGGCATCCTATGAAGAAGTTCCGGGCGCGTATTGGGGTAATTCTGTTGCTGATCTGTGTCGCGATGCACAGGACATCTGTAACGCAGCTGCGCGTGCGCTGGTAAACAACATGTCTATTGCCTCGGGTCCACAGGTGGTCTACAACATTGACCGCTTACCTCAAGGCGAAAACATTACACAGATGTATCCATGGAAGGTATGGCAAGTTACTAGCGATCCTATGGCTAGTGGTCAAGCGCCAATGCAGTTTTTCCAACCATCGAGCTTGTCTTCTGAGCTCATGAGCGTGTATGAAAAATTTGCTACGCTGGCTGACGAGTACACAGGCATCCCCAAGTACATGACTGGCGAGAGCATGGCAGGCGGCGCAGGCCGTACAGCCTCCGGCATGAGCATGATGATGTCCAACGCTGGCAAGGCCATCAAGCAGGTTATTGCAAACATTGATGAAAACGTGATTCGTTTGGCTATCGAACGGTTGTATTTCTACAACATGCGTTACGGTGATGATCCAGACTTGAAG